TGTTTAGTTTGCATCTGTAAAAATGCTAACTAGGAGAATTTAAAATGGCATTTTCGACCGCATCGGGATACGGTAATCTTCCCAACGGTAATTTCTCCCCGATAATTTACAGCAAACAGGTGCAGCTTGCTTTCCGCAAGAGTGCAGTTGCTGAAGCTATCACCAATAATGACTACTTTGGTGAGATAGCGCAAATGGGGGATTCCGTTAAGATTATCAAGGAACCCGAAATTACAGTCAAGGCGTATGCACGTGGTACTACTATCACGCCGCAAGACCTTGATGACGAGGACTTCAACCTCACGATTGACAAAGCTAACTACTTTGCTTTCAAGGTTGATGACATTGAAGAGGCGCATAG